CTGGCGGCGGCGCTGAACGGCTGGCTGGCGCCGCGGTTCGGGGACGGCTTGCGGCTGGACTTCGACACGGACGCCATAGAGGCGCTCTCGGCCGACCGGGCGCAAGCCTGGCAGCAGGTGGGTGCGGCGCCGTTCCTCACCGTGAACGAGAAGCGGTCGGCCCTGGGCTACGGGCCGATTGCGGGCGGGGACGTGCTGCAGCCGGTGGCGGCCCCGTTCACGGCCAAAGGGCTCCAGACCAAGGGCGTCATCGAGGAGCGGTCGGCCCGCTACGCCGATCTGCTGCAAGAGCACGAGATTGCGGTGGAGGCGGGGTCCACGACCAAGACCTGGAAGACGGCGGGGGACGGGCATGTGCGGGGCAGCCATGCCGGGACGGAGGGGTGACGATCCCTATTGACGCGGAGTTCGAGGTGGGCGGGGAGCGCCTGTTCCTGCCCTCCGACCCTTCGGCCTCGCTGGAGGAGACGGCCAACTGCCAGTGTTATCTGGCATATGGGGTGGGGATATAGGAGCAGGCCAGGAGGAGCGCTCGCACTGTGAGACTCCGCAGACGGAAGCCGTCCGGCGGCGGCGAGTGCGGTTACCGCCCCCGCTGACGAAGGAGCCATGTTCGGCTGAACGGGACAATTGCCATGACACCGAATGACAACAGCCAGACGCTGGCCCAGCTCGTGCGCACCGCCGAATACCAGGGCGCCAGCGTGATGACCGTGGAGGCCATCATCGCGCGTGCCGCCGAGGAGGGCGCACGGTCGGCGCTGATGCGCTGCGGGTTGCAGGACGATGCGGCGGGGGACGACATCCGCGAGCTGCGTGCGCTCCTGGATGCCTGGCGGGATACGCGGCGGGTGGCGCGGCGCACGCTGGTGCATTGGGTGCTGTGCCTGCTGCTGGCCCTCATTTCCATCGGAGCCGGCGTGCAGTTTGAATGGTTTCGATAGGAAATTTCCTATTGGGGAATAGGAGGCCGGTTTTGCCGGCCTTTTTTATTGGGAACGGGGAGACTCTGCATGGATGTGACGGGTGAGTGGTTGCGGCGCGGCTTCGAGCTGAAACGGGTGGCGGAGACGGGCGAGTTCGAGGGCTATGCCAGCGTGTTCGACGTCGTCGATCATGGGCAGGATATTGTTGTTCGCGGGGCCTTCCTGCGTTCGCTGAAGGAGCGGGGGGCGGAAGGCATCCGCCTGCTCTGGCAGCACGACCCGGCGGAGCCCATCGGGCGGATCGACGAGGTGCGGGAGGATCATCGGGGGCTCTATGTGAGGGGGCATCTGCTCCTCGACGTGGCGCGGGCCCGCGAGGCCCATGCCCTGATGAGGGCCGGGGCGCTGGACGGGCTCTCCATCGGCTTTCACACGGTGAAATCGCAAGTGGACGACTTCACCGGGGTGCGCCGGATCATGGATGTGGATCTCTGGGAAATTTCCCTGGTGACCTTTCCCATGCAGCCGCAGGCCCGCATCACATCCTTCAAGACAGTTGAGTTTGAGCGACCCATCACGACCTTGCGCGCTTTCGAAACCTTCCTGCGGGATGCCGGCGGGTTTTCGCGGAGCGAGGCCAAGGCGATTGCCGCGCACGGGTTCAGCCGGCGGGAGGCCGGTAGCGGCGCACAAGGTTCCGACAATGACTGGGGCGCCGTGGTCGCGGCCCTTCAGCTGGCGGGACGCATACTGCATTCCAATTGAGAGGATCAGACATGACCAAGACCAATCATCCCACGGCCCTGGACGTGAAGGCGGCGGTGGACAATCTGGCGCGCGGTTTCGAGGCCTTCAAGGCGGCCAACGACCAGCGTCTCAGCGAGATCGGGCGGCGGGGGAGCGCCGACGCCCTGCTGGAAGAGAAGGTGGACCGCATCAACAGCGAGCTGTCCGCCATGAGCCGGGCCGTGGACGGGCTGGTGACGGCACGCAACCGCCCGGGGCTTGGCGGCGGCTATGACCCCCAAGTGGCCGAGCACAGCCGAGCCTTCTACAACCGCTTCATCAGGAAAGGGCTGGACGAGGGGCTGGCCCGGCTGGAGGCCAAGGCGCTGTCCGTGGGCACCGATGCGGAAGGGGGCTATGCCGTGCCGGAGGAGCTGGACCGCACCATCGACCGGCTGCTGGCCGACATCTCTCCGGTGCGCCGGGTGGCCAGGGTGGTTGCCATCGGCTCCAGCCAGTACAAGAAGCTCATCAACACCGGCGGCACCACCTCCGGCTGGGTGGGCGAGGAGGACGGACGCTCCGAGACCGACGCGCCGAGCTTCGCCGAGGTGGCGCCGCCCCTGGGCGAGATCTACGCCAACCCGGCGGCCACCCAGGCCATGCTGGACGATGCCTTTTTCAACGTGGAGGAATGGCTGGCCGAGGAGCTGGCGATCGAGTTCTCGACCCAGGAGGGCACGGCCTTCATCTCGGGTAACGGCAACAACAAGCCCAAGGGCTTTTTGACCTATACCAGCTCGGCCGCCGGCGACAGCGCCCGCTCCTTCGGCACGCTGCAGTATGTGGCGACCGGGGTATCGGGCGGATTTGCGGCGAGCGATCCGGCCGATGCGCTGGTGGACCTGATCTACGCGCTGCGTGCACCCTATCGGGACAAGGCGGTGTTCATGGTCAATACCAACGTGCTGGCAACCATCCGCAAGTTCAAGGATTCGGACGGCGCCTATCTCTGGCGGCCGGGCCTGGAGGCGGGTCAGCCGGCCACGCTGATGGGCTATCCGGTGGAAGAGGCGGCGGGCATGCCGGATCTGACGGCGGGCAGCCTGTCTGTTGCCTTCGGCAATTTCGAGCGCGGGTACACCATCACCGACCGGATGGGAACCCGTATCCTGCGTGATCCGTTCACCAACAAGCCATACGTGCATTTCTATACCACCAAACGTGTGGGCGGCGGCGTGGTGAACTCGGAAGCCATCAAGCTCCTGAAGTTCGCCGCGTCCTGAGCGACTTCAGTTCTCCCTGAGCTCCGCCTTGCCGGAGCTGCCTTGGGCGGCGGGTCCTATGCGGACCCGCCGCTTTTTTTCCAAACTCATCAGGATCTGCGATGGCCGACGGCCTTTTCCATAGCCGCAAATGCGCGTTGAGCACGGTTCCGGCGCAAGTCACCGGTGCTCACGCGGATTTCCCCGTGCTGCTGACGGCAGCGAACCTGCCGGCGGAGATGTTCGATGCGGACGGCGCCCACCCCGCGCAGGACGGCGGAGGCGACATCCGCTTTTCCTCGGACAGCGCGGGCGCGAACCTGCTGCCGTGCGACGTGGTGACCTTCCTCACCGATGATGAGCCGGCCAATGGCGTTGCCGAGATATGGCTCCGGTTGCCGAACCTCCGCGACAGCCAGTCGGACACGATCTATGTCTGGTGGCATACGCCGGACAACGACATCCAGCCTGCGACAACAGCATCCAATGGGCGGAACGCTGTGTGGTCGGCCTTTGAGCGGGTGTATCACCTGGAGGAGGCGGCCAATAACGCCGCCGGAGGCTACACCGACAGCGCGGGCCATGGCGATGCCACCGGCAGTTCGATGGACCTGGCCAATGGCATCAAGATCGGCGCGTCCACGCAGTTCGACGGGTCCAGCGACTATGTAGACACCGGATATTTCCCGAACAGTGCAACGACCTATGTGTCGAGCTGGTTCCGTTGGGACGATACCGGCTGGGGCGCCATGGGCGCTCACGATAGCAACAATCATCGCTTCTACCTGGGACGCTGGCCGGCCAACGGCAACATAGCCGTGGGCCTTGGTTCCGGGTCGAGTGTGAGCACCAGCTTTCCGGCCGGAATAGGCACAGGCGAGTATGTGCACATGGCTCTGGTGGCTGACGACGGCACGGCTCGCGTCTATGTCAACGGCGTTGAGCGGCTTTCATTTTCATACAGCTTTTCCGGCGGATCAACACGTCCGGCACGCATTGGCGCGCGTGATCTCGGAACAGGCCAGGACACCGACACGTCCATCAAGGGCTACCAGGACGAGGTGCGTATCAGTGAAAGCTTCGTGCCCTCCGCTGACTGGATCGCCACCGAGTATGCCAACCAGAACGATCCGGGGGCGTTCTTCAGTGTGGGGGTGCCGGAGGCGGCGGGCGGCGGGACGGCAGACCTTGCCGGTCTGTCGGCCGGCCATGCCCAGCAGGCAGGGAGTGCGCCGCTGGTGCAGACCCACCTGCTGGCAATGGAGGAGGGCGTGCACGCCCTGGCCGGGGGCCCGGTGTCCTTCGGAACGGCGCTGCTGTCTGTTCTGGGAACCATACATGCCCAATCGGTCAACGGCCCCTTTCTGGGACAGGGGCACCTGCTCCGCGCGGGCAACGGCGTACATGCCCATCGCACCGGCCCGGGGAGCCTTGCACAGTGCCACTTTTTCCGCCCGGCAAAGGCATGGCAGGCCGAGATTTTGGTATCGCAGGTGGTTCTCGCCAGCCAGCCTTCGGCCGGCGCGCCCCCGTCGCGCAGACATCCGGTCGGCGTTTCAGACGACACGATGTGCGTCCCTGCGGACGGCCGGTCGATCAATGGCGGCCGCCGCACCCTATCCATCACTTCATCTGCTTAAGGACAGATCATGGGAAAATCAGTTCACGACGACGTGCTTGATGCGGCCCTTGGCTACATCAGGAGCAATTGCGACAAGATGACGGCCTGCAGCGCGCAGCCCGCCAGCTTTGCCGAGGGGAATGCCGGGCTGGCGCTGGCGGATGTGGCCATGGCCGCCGGCGACTTCAGCATTTCCGACGGCGACACCTCCGGCCGCAAGGTGACGGTGGGGCAGAAGTCGGGCGCCACGGTGGATGCTTCCGGCACGGCCACGCATGTGGCCTTGCTGGATACCGTTCATTCCAAGCTTCTCTATGTCACCACTGCGACGCCCCAGATGCTGACCGTGGGCAATTCCATGACGTTCCAGGCCTGGGACATCGAGATCGCGGATCCGGTCTGATGGGCGTTTATGTGAAGGACCCGGCGGCGGTGGTGGATTACACCGTGGACTGGGGCGCCGGCTACCTCTCGGGCGAGACGGTGTCGGCGAGCGCATTCTCCATCGAGCCGGTGGAGACGGGCGGGCTGGCCGTGGACGCGGCGGCGAGCGACGGGCAAACGGCTTCCGTCACCCTCTCGGGCGGGCTGGCCGGCCATACCTACCGGGTCACCAACCATATCACCACCTCGGGCGGTCGCACCGACGAACGCTCGCTCACCATCAGGATCATGGAACGATGACGAGCCTGGAACTGATCGCACCGCCCGGCAACGAACCGCTGACCCTGGCGGAGGCCAAGGACATGCTGAAGCTGGAGCACGGCGAGGAGGATGCGCTGCTTGACCGCTTGATCCGCGTGGCGCGCCAGCGCTGCGAACAGGTCACCGGCCGGGCGATGATCTCCCAATCCTGGCGGCTGACGCTGGACCATTGGCCGGGCCGTATTGTCGACCTGCCCAATGCGCCCCTCATTGCGGTGACATCCGTGGTGACGCTGGGGGAGGACGATACGGAAAGGACGGTGGCCGGCGGGCTCTATGCGGTGGATACGGCGGCGGCGCCCGGGCGCATCATCCGGCGTACCAGTGCGGCATGGCCGGCGCCGGGGCGGCGTTATAACGGCATCCGCATCGAATATCAGGCGGGCTACGGACCGAGCTGGAACGACGTGCCGGAACCCTTGCGGCAGGGCATGCTGCACCTTGTGGCGCATCTCTATGAGGGACGGGATGAAGCGTCCTCGGGCCTGCCCCCCGTGGTGGCGGGCCTGTGGCAGCCTTACCGGCTGGTGCGGCTATGAGCGGCTTTTCCATTGCCTCGTTGCGGCACCGGGTGGTGCTGGAACGGCCGGTGACGGCGGCGGACGGTGCCGGCGGGGAGACGGTGACGTATCAAGCGGTGCGCACTGCGTGGGCGCGCGTGCGGCCCAAGTCGCAGGGGCGGACGGGACGGGCCGGCGGCAGCCTGGCCGCCGATGATTACACGGTCACCATCCGCCGCTGGACGGATGTGGCGCCCGGCTGGCGGGTCGTCTTCGAGGACCGGCCGCTGGTCATCGACCGCCTGGAGCCGGTTGCACCGCGGCTGCTCCATCTCACGCTGCATTGCCGGGGAGGCCAGGGATGATGAAAGTTTCGGCAGGCATTGAGGGCATCGAGCGCCTGAAGCCGATGGCAAGCCAGGCGGTGGGCCGGATGAGGCAGGTGCTGCTGCGTGTCCTGGCGGATGGAGCGGAGGCTATCGCCGCCAATGCGCGGGCCCGCGTGCTGGAGCTTCGGGACGCGGACCGGCGGGGGCCGTCGGACCTGGCGGACAGCATCCGCGTCGAGGCGGACGATGAGGGGGCGCGGGTCGTCGCCGAGGCGCCGCACGCCCCTTATGTGGAATTCGGCACGCGGCGCATGGCCGCCGAGCCTTTCCTCTCTCCCGTCATGGAGGAAGAGCGGGAGAGCATCATCGAGCGGGCGGGCCGGGCGCTCGGCGCGGGAGACGGGGCATGACGGGTGCGGCATCGGCGCTCCAGACGGCGATCTGGGAGGTGCTTAGCGGCGATGCGGCCCTGATGGGCCTTGTCACCGCCATCTATGACCATGTGCCGGCTCATGCCGTGCTGCCCTATGTGCAGATCGGCGAGGCGACGGTGGGCGACTGGTCGGCCATCGGGCTCGACGGCGAGGAGCATGTGCTGACGCTTCACGTCTGGACGGCGGACAGCGGGCTCCTCTCGGCCAAGACCATCATGGGCGAGATAGGGCGCGTGTTGGAGGGGGCGGAGCTTTCCGTGGCCGGGCACCATCTGGTTCTCATGGCCTTCACCTTCGCCCAGACCCTACGCGAGGAGGACGGGCGCATACAACATGGCGTCATGCGCTTTCGCGCGACCTTGCATTCCATCTGACATCAATCCGGAGACACGATATGACGGCTGAAAAGGGACGCGCCTTCATCCTGAAGGCGGGGGATGGCGGCGCGCCTGAGACTTTCACGGCGGTGGCCGGGCTCAGGACCACGCAGATTTCCATCAACAACGAAGTGGTGGACGTGACCAACAAGGAGTCCGGCGGCTGGCGGGAACTGCTGGCCGGGGCGGGCGTGCGCACCGTTTCGGTGAGCGGCACGGGCATCTTTGCCGGGTCGGCGGCGGAGGAGGATATCAGGGACCGGGCGCTGACCGCTTCCATCGACAATTACGAGATCGCCTTTGAGTCCGGGGACAGGTTCAGTGGAGCCTTCCAGGTGACGGCGCTCGACTTTTCGGGCGCCTACAATGGGGCCCGCACCTTCACGCTGAGCCTGGATAGTTCCGGGCCCGTAACGTTTGTGGCCGCATGAACCGGCATCGGGGGGACATGACGGCCTGTCTTGGAGGGCGGGAGCGCACGCTGCGCCTCACCTTCGAGGGACTGGCGGAGATCGAGAGCCGGCTTGATGCCGGCATCGTGGCGGTGGCGGAGCGCTTTTCCCGGCGCAGCGTGGGCACGGCGGAGGTGAGCGCCATTCTGGACGCCGCCCTGAAAGGGGGCGGCGAGGCCATGGGCGAGGCGGCGTTGCAATCGGCCATCATGGAACTGGGCTTCGTGGAGGCGGCGCGGCTGGCCGGGCGCGTGCTGGCCCTGGGATTGGGCGCGGAGGCTGGGGACGGGGAGGCGCCGGGAAAGCCCTGACGCCCGGCCCGGCGGAGGGGTTTCCCTGGCGGCGGGTGATGGGCTTTGGCCTTGGTGTCATGGGCTGGACACCGGACGCCTTCTGGCGGACCACCGTTGCGGAACTGAAGGCGGCCGCGGCGGGCCGGCGCGGCGCGCACGTACTGGAAGACGAGGATATCAGCGCCCTGGAGGCGCTGCTGGCGGGAGAGACGAGACATGGTGACGGAAATTGAGGGGCTGAGCCTCAGGCTGGATGCGGATTTCAGCGATCTGGACCGGGCGATGTCGCGGCTGGACGGCAGCATGGCGGAGCTTGGCCGCACAGTGGATGCGGACCTGGGCTCCGCCTTCGACGCAGCGGGCCAGCGCATGGTGGGGGCCCTGGAGCGTTTTTCGCAGCAGGGGACTCTCTCCTTCGACAGTTTGCGGACGGCCGGGCTGAGGGCGGCGGGCGACATCGCGTCCAGCTTTCTTGACATGGGACTGAGCAGCATTGGCCTTGGAGGCGCGCCGGCGGGCAGCGGTTCCTTCATCACCAGCCTTCTCTCCGGGCTTTTTGGTCGGGCCTCGGGCGGGCCTGTTTCCGCGGGCGTGCCCTATCTGGTGGGTGAGCGGGGGCCGGAACTGTTCATGCCGCGCACGCCGGGCCGGGTGGCGCGCAGCGGCCAGGGCGCGGCGGGGACGACGGTGAACGTGAATGTCTACGGCGCCGAAAATACGGGGCAAATCCGCCAGAGCGCCGGGCAGGTGGCGGCCGCCGTGGCCATGACGCTCAAGCGGGCGCAGCGGAATTTGTAAGAGCGACACCAGCTTGACCGCCGCGCCTTCGCGCGCCATCTTTGCCCCCATGGCGAAGGAACCCAGAAAACCGTTGCGCGAACGCGTGGCCGAACGCAAGCAGCAGGAAGCCGAGAGGGCGCGCAAGCTTGGTGTGGCTGTCGAGAAGCCCGTGGGCGAGGACAGGCCGCAATCCGAGGAGGTGCAACGCCGCGCGCGGGAAGCGGTGCGCTGGCATCAGGTCCAGACCGTGGGTAATGTGATGCAATGGGGCGCATTGCTGGCGCTCATCGTCGAGATTTATTTCGTCTGGACCGCCGATCCCAACGAGGAGACGCGCTGGACCTGGATCATCGCCTATGCCGTCATCTTCGGCGTGGGGCGCGTGGTGAAGACGCTGGGGGCGGCGCAGTTGAAGCGGTATCGGTGAAGGGAATAGCCGCCCGGCTGTCCCCCTCTCCCAGCTTCGGCTAAGGGTCCGGCCGGGGGCCGAACCTTAGCCTGCATATCCCTCTCCCCGATGGGGAGAGGATCATTTCCAAATATTCCATAGGATTTCCATGTATTGGCTGGCGCGCGAGGGCGACCGGCTGCGCAGGGCGTTTGTGCAGCGGTTCGACCCGATGTACTGGACGATGAATTTCCCACGGCCGATGATGGCCTCGGTGGTTACCGCGGGGACCGACGGGCTCACCATCCGGGCCGTCTTCTATAACAGGGACGATCTGGCGGGGCTCATCTGGGAGAGTGAGGACAGGCTGGACCACCCGCTCTTGCGGTATGAAACCAATCGGGACTACAGGGGGGTGACCCTGCGCTTCCGCTGGCAGAGCAGCAATGTCATGCCGCTGGATGCCCTCTGGGGGCCGACGCTCACCATCGAGGGGCGGGACGCCGCCGGGGCGGCCCGAAGCTGGTATGTGCGGCTCTGGAATTATGCCGAGGGGAGTCCCGAGGATGCCGTCATCGCCCTGGATTTCGATGCGCTGAATGGCGGTTTCCTGCTGCCGGCGGAGGCCGATCCCGTTTATGCGGGGGACGTGGACCGCATGTTCATCTCCCTGGTGCCGCAGCAGTATGACGGCAGCACGCAAGGGCCGCTCGCCGGCGGGGCGGTGGAGGCCGAGGTCATTATCTCCGACATGGTGGCCGACGGTGCGACGGGGCTGGAGACCGGTGCCGGATATGTGAGGCCGCATGGGCTCAACATTGCCAATGGCTATGACGACACCTTCAACCAGACGCCCGAGCGGCTGATCCGCAATTTTGTGCATCTCGGCTACCGGGGGCGGATCAACCATTATGTGGGCATGAGCCACTATTTCTCGCTGGCCTATGACAGCGGGGACGGGCGGTATGTGGTGGACCCTTCGGCGCCGGCGCTCAACGGGGCGGCTGCGGCCTGGCATGCCGATTTCCTGGTGTGGGCACAGGCTTACGGGTTCGAGGTCATCCTGTCCATGTCGTTCGAGCTCCTGGCGGATCATATTCCGCTCGCCTGGCGGCAGCTTGCGCATGACGGGTCGCCGGCGCTGACCGGCTGGGACCCGCCGTCTTCCCTCGTCAGTCCGGCCAATGCGGAGGGGATGGACTATCTGGAGGGCGTGTTCCTCGCCTTTGCCGGCTTGCAGGATGCGGCGGGGCTGCCCGTCCTCATGCAACTGGGCGAGCCCTGGTGGTGGATCGACCCGGCGACCGGCGTTCCCTTTTTCTATGATGCAGAAGCGACGGCGCTTTATGAGGCGCAGACGGGTAAGCCCGTGCCGCCCGCGCTGACCAGCGTCTTCGAGACGCCGGATGCCGCCCAGCAGGCCTATGTCGACTGGCTGGGCGGGCAACTCGGGGTGGCGACGCTCGGCCTCAGGGATGCGCTGAAGACGGCTTATCCCTCTGCCCAGGCGACGGTGCTCATCTATACGCCGCAGATCCTGATGGACGGCGCGGCCATGGCGGCCACCGCCAACCTGCCCGCCGCCTGGGCTGCCCCGGCCTTCGATTTCGTGCAGCTCGAGGACTATGACCATGTGATCGCCGGTGACTGGGCGCGGCATGAGGCGGACCTGGGGGCGATGGCCGCGCTCGGCTACGGGGCGGGTGAGACGGAGTATTTCTCCGGCTTCATCCTCAACGCGGGGGATGAGGACATCTGGATCAATATCGACCAGGCGGTGGACGATGCCGCTATGCGGGGGTTCCGCGCCACCTATGTCTGGGCCTACAGCCAGACGGTGCGGGACGGCTTTACCTATTTCACACTGGAGGGAGAGGACGAGGTGAGCGGATTTCACGAGGTGCGCCTGCCGGCCGGCATCGCCTACGGAGCGACGGGCGGGCCCGGCTTTTCCACGCAGGTGGTGGCCGCGGCGTCGGGTTTCGAGCAGCGCAACGCCAACTGGCAGCAGGCGCGGGCGCGATACACCATCGGCACCGGGCTGACCAGCGAGGCGGACCTGCATGCGCTGATCGCCTTCTTCCGGGCGCGCCTGGGGCGGGCCCATGGCTTCCGCTTCAAGGACTGGAGCGATTATACGTCGGGACCCACCGGCAGCGCACCATCGGCCGTGGACCAGCGGATCGGCACCGGGGACGGCACGACGGTGCGTTTTCAATTGATAAAGACATACAGTTCCGGCGAGGGCGGACAGGTGCGGCCCATCACCAAGCCGGTGACGGGGACGGTGCGCATTGCCCTTGACGCGGTGGAGCAGGTTGCGGGCTGGTCCGTCGATATCACGATCGGGATCGTGACCTTTGAGACGCCGCCCGGCGATGGTGTGGCGGTTCAGGCGGGGTTCGAGTTCGATGTGCCGGTGCGGTTCGATACGGACACGCTGGATGTGTCCCTGGAGACGTTCCGGGCTGGAGCGGTACCGCAGATCCCCCTCGTCGAACTCCGCCAGGCCTGAGGTGTGGCATGCGGTCCATTCCAACTGATCTCGCGGCTCATATAAAGGGCGAGGTCACGACCCTGGCCACCTGCTGGCGCATCAAGCGGCAGGACGGCATCGTGCTGGGCCTTACCACCCATGACCGGCCGTTGCGCATAAACGGCGTCATCTACCGGGCGGCCGGCGGCTTTGTCCCGACCACCATGGAGAGCAGCAACACGCTGGAGGTGGATAACCTGGATATCGAGGGGATTCTTGCGTCTTCGGCGCTCAGCCGCTCGGACCTGCTGGCCGGACGGTACGACTTGGCGGAAGTGGAGGTATTCCTGGTCAACTGGGCGGCGCCCGAGGCGGGGGCGGTGATCCTGAAAACCGGGTTTCTGGGGGACGTGTCGCTGGGCGATAACGCCTTCACCGTGGAGGTGCGCGGACTTACCCAGTTGCTGCAGGCGGACATTGGCGATATGTATTCCCCCGAATGCCGCGCGATCCTGGGGGATGGGCGCTGCAAGGTACGGCTGCGTGCCTTCCGCGTGCTGGGGGCGGTCAGCGGCGTGATGGACAGCGAGAGTTTCGAGGACGCGGCGCGGAGCGAGGCGGACGGCTGGTTCGATTATGGCGTGCTGAGTTGGCTGACGGGCGCCAATGCGGGTGTGGAATGTGACGTCAAGAGCTCTGCGGGCGGGCAGATTGTCCTGGCCGAGCCGATGGCGGGGCAGATCGCGGTGGGGGACCGTTACGAGATGACGGCCGGCTGCGACAAGCGGTTCCAGACCTGTCGTAGCAAATTCTCCAACGCGCGCAATTTCAGGGGCGAGCCCGCGGTGCCCGGTGTCGACGCGGTGCTGGATTATCCGGGACTGGCATAAGGCCATGGCGGACAGAACGGCATTGGTTGCGGCGGCGCGCCGCTGCCTCGGCACGCCTTTCCGGCACCAGGGCCGGCAGCCGGGGCGCGGGCTCGACTGCGTGGGCCTGATAGTCTGTGCGGCGCGGGAGTGCGGCCTGGCGGATTATGACGTGACGGGCTATGCGCGTTTGCCGCAGGGGGACTCGATGAAGGAGCATCTTCTCGCGGCGGGGCTGCTGCCCAGGGATATGCCCTCTGCCCGGCCGGGCGACGTGCTGCTGATGCGCTTCACGCGGGAGGCGCAGCATCTGGCGCTGATGACCGAGCGGGGCGTTCTCCACTCTTACCAGCAGGTGGGGCGTGTGGTGGAACACCGGCTCGACGACGCATGGCGCGGCCGCATCGTCGGTGCATATGCATTTCCGGAGTTCGATTGATGGCGACATTGGTATTGGCGGCGGCGGGCTCGGCGGCGGGGTCCGCGATCGGCGGATCGGTTCTCGGTATCTCGGCCACGCTGCTGGGCAGCTTCGCGGGGAGTGTGATCGGCGGCGGCATCGACCGGCAGCTGTTCGGCGGCGGGCGCACCGTGGAAGGGCCACGGCTGTCCGATCTGGCGGTACAGTCTTCGGCTTACGGGGCTGCGGTGCCGATCCTTTACGGGACCACCCGGGTGGCGGGCAACATCATCTGGTCATCGGGCCTGAAGGAGCATCGCAACGAAAGCCGGACCGGTGGCGGCAAGGGTGCGGGCGGCAGCAGCGTGACGCAGGTCATCTATACTTATTCCGTGTCCCTGGCCGTGGCTCTCTCGGGGCGCGCCATTGCCGATGTCGGCCGCATATGGGCGGATGGGAAATTGCTGCGCAACATGAATGGCGCTTTGGCCGTACCGGGCGAGTTGCGCATCTACCGGGGCAGCGAGGCGCAGATGCCGGACCCGCTCATCGAAGCGAGCGAGGGGATGGACAATGTGAGCGCGCACCGCGGCCTTGCCTATGTGGTATTCGAGGATTTGCAACTGGCCGAATATGCCAACCGCATTCCGAATTTTACATTCGAGGTGATTGCGGATGCCGGCGGGGATATCGCGCTTTCCGACCTGGTGGAGGACGTGGCCGGGCGGGCGGGGTTGGAACCGGTCGATACGGCCGGGCTGTCGGGGCGCGTAGAAGGGTTTGCCGTGGCGCGCATCGGCGCGGCCCGGGATTCCCTGGAGTCGCTGGCGATAGTGCATGATTTCGACATGGCGGAGGTGGACGGCATGCTGCGCTTTCGCACCAGGCCGCAGGCGCCGGTCGCCACCATTCCGGCGGACGATATGGGCGTCGGCGGTACGGAGCTGCACATGGAGCGCCAGCGGCGCCAGGAAATAGACGTCCCGGCGGAAGTGTGCGTGCGCTATATCGACCCGGCGCGGGATTATCAGGTGGGCGCGCAGCGGGCACGCCGCAGCGTCGGCACGGCGGCGGGCCGGCGGCTGGTGGACGTGCCGGCGGTGCTGCCCTCCGATCTGGCGAAACAGGCGGCGGAGCGGCAACTGGCCCAGGCTCGGCAGAAACGGGACGGCTATCGGCTGGCTCTCCTGCCCAGGCATGTGGCCCTGACACCGGGCGATGTGGTGCAGGTGAGCGAGGGCGGCCGGCTCTACGACCTGCAGATCGGGCGCACGGTGCTGGGGGACGGGCTGCAATGCGAGGCGACGACCGAGCGGGCCGGTGTCTATCAATCCGCAGCCAGCGCCGATGGCGGGCAGTTCACTTCGCAGGTTCTCGAGGAGCGGGGCGCGACGTCGCTCGTGCTGATGAACCTGCCGAATGTGAGCACGGAGGACCGGGCCATGCCGGTTATCTATGCGGCGGCGGCCGGCGCGGCACCAGGATGGCGCGGGGCGGTTCTTTACCAGTCGGTGGACGGCGAGCTGGCCTATGAACAGGTGGCCACATTGCCGGTAGCGGCGACGATGGGCCAGACCAATACGGCGCTCGGCCAGGGGATCAGCCAGACCTGGGATGAAGCGAGCCGGCTCAACGTGACCTTGCTGCGCGACGACATGGCGCTTGAATCCCGGAGCGACCTGGCGGTTCTCAACGGCGCCAATGCGGCCCTGGTGGGAGAGGAGATCATCCAGTTCCGCGAGGCCGTACTGGAGGCGGACGGCAGCTATACCCTGCAGGGCCTGCTGCGGGGGAGAGGCGGCACCGAATGGGCAATGGCCGGACATGCGGCGGGCGAGCCCTTCGTGCTGCTTTCCGGCAGCGAGCTGCGGAGCGTTCCGCTGACTCTCGGGGCCCTGCACAAGACCTATCACTACAAGCCGGTTTCTGTGCAGGCCACCCTGGCGGAGACGGAGGTGCAGACCTTCGCCTGTTCCGGGTTGAACCTCAAGCCCCTGGCGCCCGTGCATGCCACGGCCATGCGCGACGGCAGCGGCGCCCTGACCGTCACCTGGGTGCGGCGCACCCGCGTCGGCGGCGAATGGACGGATGGCACCGACGTTCCGCTTGGCGAGCAGAGCGAGCTTTATGAAATCGATATCCTGGCCAGCGGGGAGGTGGTGCGGACGCTCACGGTGTCAGAGCCGACCGCCACCTATGGCATTGCACAGCAGATCGCCGACTTCGGGAGCATCCAGCCCTCGGTCACGCTTCGCATTCATCAGATCAGCGCTACCGTCGGACGGGGGGTTCCCCTGTCCGCGACACTTTAG